CTCTCCAGAAATTCAAGGAACATACAGACTTTCATGAAAATGAGCTTTCTCCCTCGTGGAGACAGGTTATTACATGTCAGTCCGTTAGTGTTCGTCAGAGCTCCCTCTTACCATTCTATGATGTAGAGAGTACTCCTATTGAATTCGCTAGGGAACAAAAAGATGTTACTGTCAGTCAACTTTTTCCTCGCTACCCTCCCTATCATGCTCCTGTTGTGGAAGCGATCGCACTCCCCGAACCCTTAAAAGTTCGGATGATTACGAAAGCTGAAGCCGACACAAAGTGTCTGCAACCACTTCAAAGAGCGCTTTTCCAGTTTCTCCGTTCAGAACCACAGTTTGTTCTGACGCATGGAGTCACACAAGAAAAGCTTGATGAAAACATGAACTTCGAAGAGAAGTTAGAATGGATTCATCGTATTGAAAGGGAAATCAAAGAGATTCGTTCCCGCTCTAAAGAGGGTGATCTTTGGTTGTCCGGTGATTACACCGCAGCCACTGATAACTTTCCTATGAGTGTTACAAATGCTTTGATTGAAGGTATCTTGAGTCAGATTGACCATGAGCCTACAAGGGCCTGGGTTCGATATGAGGTTTCACCTCATCGAATTAGGTACCCTGGTGGTTCGTCTGGTCTACAGACTTCAGGACAACTCATGGGTAGTCTACTTTCTTTTCCTCTCCTTTGTCTTCTGAATGACTTTATTGTTCAGAAGTCGGGATTTGAAAAGGGGAAGTATCTGATAAATGGAGACGACGTCGTCGCGTTAGGTTCTCAAGAGGTTATTGACACCTGGAGAGAAAATGCACCGACTGTTGGTCTAAGTCTTTCTTTAGGGAAAAACTTTATAGATAAACAGTTCTGTACTGTGAACTCCCAGTTATTCTGGGAGGGTTCAGTTTTGCATACAGGAAAAGTTTCCTGTCAAACACGATATGGAAAAACTCTTGGCCGTTGTTATTCGGAATCCCAGTTTTATTATGGGACTTCTGAAGAACTTCGGCGAGAGTTTATCCGACGTAATCTTCTTGAGCTTCGGGCCACTCCGAGGAGCTTGGATGTTCCTTGCTCACATGGGGGCCTTGCACTTGACTTTTCTCGGAGAGCAGATGTAGACTTGAATTTGGCGAAAAAGGTTTATCTTTACGATTACCTTTCACCATTTTCTCGTTCTCTACCTGTTCCGGGTTATGATCAAATGCGCGCTCTCTTCGTACCTACTGGTTTCTACTCTGATGAAGAGTTAGAACAGTTAGGAGGCGAAGATCAGACTATTTCCAACTTTGAGCTTCTTAGTTCTTTGAACTTAGAGGCACAAGAAGTAGAGCAACGAGAACTCACTCACTCCTCCCTCCAGAAAATGTTCTCGAGGGTGGGGCAGGGTAAGGGTTCTCATTGGGAAAAGCTGAAGCATCATCCACTCTCGGAGTATCCCAAATTGGGGACTCTCCGAGGAAGGATGCTATACGTCCAAAAAGGAAAAGTTGGTTTCCTAAAAGAAAGAGTCTTGAAATTGACACTCGATCTCCTTTTACAGGAGATTCGATCGCAATCTCATATTTTCGCTGACGAGGCTATGCTTAAAATTGAGCATGAAACCTTCGATGACGAATGGCTCCGACTTTTCGAAAACGATGACATTTCTTTGGATGGACGTACAGAAGAGATATACCCAGTGGATCGTGATGATCCATTGGAGCACCTTTTGCCGGTGATCGAAGAAAGTTGGGTCTTACCCCAATCTTTCTTCGTCCCAGATCTCATGAAAACGCTGATTGAGATCTAGGAATCACCTCACTTTGGATAAGTGACCGTGCATTTGCACGGATTTGGGCGCCGCCACACATCCTGGGATTAGCAGTCCCAAACCGTAAATTGCGATAGTAAGCAATAGCGGAATGTGGTGCCTCTTCAGAACTAGGGTTTTGAAGCAAGAATATATAGTGACGACTATTTGGGAAGTTTTGATTTCTCTGATTTGTATAGCTTAGACGGTAGAACCGAGAAAGAATGCATTTTAAGAGGAATCTTAACCAACCACTTAGAACTCCTAAGAAGAATTTGGAATACGTGAGTCTGGTCTTTCGAGACACTGTAAGCGTATTCTAATTTTCTTGTGGAAGAATCTGAAGAGGCTGATTCGGG